CTTCTTAGCTGCGACCATCTTTTTACAGAATGTTCTTGAATCAGCCGATGTAGTAAGTGGTGCATATTGGTACCTAACTCTAAAATTCAAATCATCAACAGAACCGTCTTGCTCGCTTTTAGCGTTTGGTCTTGCAGTACCGGTAGAAGCTAAACCAATCATTTTGTCTAAAGCCTCTTCTTGCTCGTAATCAACCGGTCTTTCGTCTACTAACTCCCAGTTCTCCAAATCTTCATCTTCACCGAAAGCATCTAACGATTCAAATAATTCATCGTCATTGAAATCAGCACTCAAAGACATCTTTACACCAGTTTCTTCTTCTCTCGTTTCCCCATCAACCGCAACATTCGACAAGTCGTTAAACTCAAGCGGCTGAAGCGTTTTAAAGTATAAATTAAGACTGATATTATTTACCGCTAATACTTTATCAAACGCATCTAATAAAAGTTCTTGAAACGGTCTTATAACGGTGTTATCAAAAAGAATAGAAGCCGTTTTTAATTCGTCTGCGTTGTTGCCTAATCCCGTGTTGTCTTTAATCCCTAAAAGCATTGGTGAAACTACCCGGTGCGATACCATCACCTTACGCATACTCTCATCGCTCAGAAACTGGTATTGATTGTGCGCTTCGCTTAATTGGATAGGCTCGATTGTTGCAGCTTGTGCTGGGTCGTCGTTAAAAGCCAAAATAAACTTACCAGCATTCGAACTGCCCGAAAACTTAGAATATATTTTATTTTCAATCAGCCTTCTTTCTTCTTCGTTTGGTGTACCGTTGTTAAAGTTAATCAACATCGACGGTGCTAAGCCATTCAGAATGTTGTTTAAATGATAATTAGCAATCTCTTCTTCTAACTCTGCGTACTGTAAACCTCCTTGGTAGTCAACTGGTGAGTAGTAGTAGAATCCTGCTCGGTACGGTTTGATATAAAGTATCTCAATAGCCTCTTTACTAAACCCAAATGCAGGTATTCTTTGTGGCTTCTCGTTTGGTTTTAGCTTCGTCCAATCCGGAGCGTAATAGTACGCCTCAACATCACCATCTTCATTACATTTTTCGGCTCTTAGCGTTTCAACCGGGAAATGCTCAGCCTTTGCAATCTTGCTTCTGTCCTTTGAATAGATAACTTGAATAGCACATTGTCCCATTAGCTTTAAATCGTAGGCTAATTTGCGAACGCAGTCTTTGTGAAATAGCGTTATCGCTTGTGCATATTCGTCTGGCTTGCGATTCGAATCGGTAGCATCCAAACCTTTCCCGTAAATCATCTGCGACATACCGTTGATTATCGCGTTGTTTGTCGGTGAGCCGTTGTATCGGTCTATTAAGTACTGAAAATAATTATTATCATCACCATAACCTACCCACTCCTTGTTTTTGCTTTCGCTGATTTTAGGAGATGTGTAAGAAGACAAGTTTACGATGCTTATTTCAGATTTATTCTTCTTTATCATATCACGATAAATTCGTTGTCGTAGCTATTTTCAGCCGTGTACACGTTCTTATTTACAGAGTAATAATCGTTTGTCGCTTGGTCGACGTCTTGGTCGGTGCAAAATATCCTATCTCGATATATCACGTCTGCGCCATCCAAAATCGTCAGTTCATAGAATCTACCTTCAACAAGAGAAAACGCGTTAGAAAGCGTTAAATAGCCTCCTATTATGTCGCAAAACACATCTGAATAGGTTACTGATGTATTTTTTGATTCATCTCTTAGTTTTATATCCGATATTCGGTATTCTATTATGTTGCCTAACGGATTGTATTCAAAAGTACCGCCATCTAAAATCACTCTTCTTTTATAATCATCAAGATAAAAACCGCTTAAAGACACCGGATACGTTCTCGGTATCACTTTAAGTTCTTGCGCTTCTTCGCTTGTTGTTAGTAGTATCATACCTATATAACGCTTTTTTAAGGTTGTTTTGTTTTAAGCATAAAAAAAGGGCAGCTTTCGCTACCCTTCTCATTTAACTAAACCTAACATTATAACAGAGTTCTGACGAGTAAATATAAGATAAATAATCCTCCTGTCAAAACTGTGCCGTATTTGCTGATTTCATCCAATGCGTTGTTTATTGCTTTCATAATTAAAATTTAGCTTAAATTAAAATTTTATTGTTCGTTTTAAATCCATCAACCTATCCATTCTTGGCTCTGATGCGTTCTTGGTATCGTCTATCAAAGTCATATCCTGAATAGTGCGTGTCCAAGATTTGTTGGTGCAAGGTGATGTATATGTTACCCGGTAATGTCCGTGTCCTGCAAAGTCAAATCTAAAGTCTGTGATGTGTGGCTTTCTATATCGCATCATTGAAAAGTTCGTAAGGCATAATGCGAAGGATGTCCTTATCCAAAGCCCGGTAAATGTCAAATAACGTGCCGTAGGTCAAATGAATAACGTACTCTTTAGTCTTTAACTCGTCAATCACTTGTGCTGCCGTCATAGGCAAAGCGTTAAGATTGTCGTTTAGCTTCTCTTTGTACTCTGGTTTTAGTCTGTCGTAAAGTGTCATAATATCTGTTTTGTTTCTACAAATATAAACAAATTTTAATAAAAACAAATAAGGCACAAAAAAAAGGCAGCCGAAGCCACCTTTTAAAAGCTAATCAAATAAGACTATGCGGTTGGATTGATAGGAGTGCCTGAATCATCCGTTGGTGCGCTACAGAAGAACGGTGGAGCAGTTTCCTGAGCGGTAAGCGTCAAAGTGAATCCAGAAAGGTCACCCATAGCTGCACCAGTTACAATAGTGCCTCCGGTAACTTCGCATCCATGGTCTTTACCTACTAAGAAATAATTCCCATTGTAATCTTCAACCACTACTTGTGGACGACCGTGAGCCAAAAGTTTTATTTGCTCTTGTGTTGCTACATCAAGATAAATTAAAGTAACACTCAAAGTAGATTCGTAGAAAGTAGTGCCATTCTCACGTGAAGAATTGATAGCAGTTTCCAAAGACGAATTTCCTTTGATTTCGTATTTGTAGAACGATTCGCCATTATCGAGCGTTATGCTCCCAGACGATGGAGAAAGTGCTGCGGTAGTCGCTGAGTATGGTCCGAAGAAGATATTCTTCAATCCACCAACACCCGCCTTACAAGGCAGTACTCTTCCATTTGATACTGAACAAGCCATATATTTTTAAATTAAAAAAGGGCAGGGTTTCCCCCACCCTTTGGATTATTGATTAAGTTTAAGACTAAGCAAGTGTCAAAAGAGCAAGGTCAGAACCGATTCCGTATTGAACACCAGCGGTGAAACGCATAATTACACGTACATTCTGTGAACCATCTAAGTCAGCCATATCCAGAATCTTAACTTCGTTGTGGTCGCTTAAAAGACCAGTACCGAAATAAAGGTTTGATTTTTGACCAGCTACGATATGGTCAGTAGGCATACCCGGAGCAAGTTGAACTTTAATGCCTTCGAAAGAAAGAGCATTTCCGTTGTTATACCATTGAGTACCTTGAGCGTTAACACCAGCTGCTCCTAATCCAGAAGAACCAAATCCACCCAATGCACGAACGTAGGCTTGCCAAGCTACGGTAGGAACATAGATAGTCAAATCTTCTTTGCCATAAACAGCAGAAGGTAGAGCATCTACAACGTTACCCATAAGAGTAAGAATGTTAGAAGATGTGAAAGATGTTTCTGAACCGTTAGCAGCATCGTTAACGTCTGCATCAGCAGCCATCAAAACGGTAAAGCCGTCGAATTGACCAGCAGTTGCGTTAACACCACCCCAGATGTTTTGCTCAGTTTTCTCAGCAACTAAACCGGCAACGTGTCCGATGATGAAATCGCTGAATTTAGGAGGCAAGTTGTCAAAGGCAGAGTACCCCATTTGAACTGCTTCCCAGTCAGAACGAAAATCTTTTTTACAGAACTCAAGGTTTACTTGAAATTCTTCGGGTTGAAGAAGGCGCTCAGTTAAAGTAATAGTAGCAGTATCGGTAAAGTCGCAGCTTGCATCTTTGATAACGTTCGCATCAGCAGCAGCTTTTTTAATTACCTCTTTGTACTTTACGTTTGGTTTTACTTCGATTGCACCGTCTTCGATGGTCTTACCAGATAAAAGAGCGGCTGCAATGTACTTACCGGCAAATTCGCCAGCATAAGTAGTTGTAATTGATGTAGTAGTAGCCATTTTATTTAATTACAGATTAAAGATTTTTTCTAATACTCTATCTTTTGTGGATAGATTTCGTTTATTGCTATACTTGAATAGTTCAGCTTTTTGAGAATTAGCCTCTGGATTGTGCTTTAAAGCAGGAGCAGCCGGTGCAGATAAATCTTCTTTAACCGCTTCGATTACTTCTGATAGAGCGTCAGCAATCACTTCAGCTGGAGCAACTTGCGCTTCGCTTACAGCAGATAGTTCTTCTTTTACCTCCTCTTTAGCCTCTTCGCTTAAATCTTCAGATGACATGATTTCTTTTATCATCATTT